CGACCAGGTGCGCGTCGCGTGGCGCGTCGCGGCCACGCCAGCGAGGGTGCGCTAGTGATGCTCTACCCGGGCGGCGGGTATCCCGGCGAATACTTCCCCGGTCAAGCCGACGACGGGCAAGCCGCGATTGTTGGCGCCGGTGGCGTCGCAGTCGGTGGCGCCGCCACGATCGAGGCCGAGCATCTCGTCCGCGCGAGCGATGATCTCTTCCGGGCGCCACAGAAACGGACGCCGAAGCCGAAGCCAGAGCCGCAGCCGATCGTCCTGCAGTCAGTCGCGATCGTCGGCGCTGGCGGTCTGCTTGTCGGCGGAGCCGCCGACGTGCGTCCCGTTCGTGTCCAGGTCGCGGCCTATCAGGCGCACGGCGGGCTCGGCTGGCGTGGGGGCGCTGTGGTCGAAACAGCGACGCCGATCCGCACCAGGAACGCAGTCGTCCTCCGCCTTGAGGCGCTCGACGCGCACCTCGACGATGCCGCCTGACCGCCACTAGAGAGCCGGTTCTCGCCGCCAAGATACCCCATAGGCGGTGGTGTTTTCGTAGTCTGAAACTCAACCGGGCGGATGTTCTATGTGACGCTACCGCCTGATGAAACCGCGCGCCTGGTACCGCTTCCAGAACGCCGCCGACGATCCGTCCGTGGTCGACATTCACGTCGTCGACATCATCGGCGACTGGATCGACGAACTGGTCAACGAGTTCTACGGCTTCAAGGCCACGCTCACCGCGAAGAGTTTCCTTGATCAGCTCGCGCAGTTGGACGCCAGCGTCAAGACGATTCGCCTGCATATCAACTCCCCTGGGGGCGATGTGTTCGCGGCTCTGAACATCGCGAACGCGCTTCGCGATCAGCAGCTCTCGAAGGGGCGCACCGTCGACACGGTCGTGGACGGCCTCGCCGCGAGCGCGGCCTCGATCATTGCGATGGCCGGCAAGACCGTCACGATGGCCGACAACGCCCTCCTGATGATCCACGCGCCGTGGAGCGTTGCTGTCGGCAACGCGTCCGACATGCGGAAGGCCGCTGAGACGCTCGACACGGTCCGCAACACGATCGTCGCCACGTACAAGTGGCACTCGCCGAAGACGGACGATGAGATCGTCGCGCTGATCGAGGCCGAAACGTGGATGTCGGCCGACGAGGCGCTCGAGCACGGCTTCGCCACGGACAAGATCGAAGGACTCCAGGCCGCCGCGAGCATCGACCCGCGTGGGATCGCCGCGATGAAAGTGCCCGAGCAGTTCCGGGCGCGCGTCGAGGCGCTGCTGAAGAAGGAAGACCCGGCGCCGGTGGCCGGCGACCCGAAGGCGATCGCGAAGGCGTGCAAGGATGCCGGCTTCCCCGAGTTCGCGGAGGAGCTGATCGGTCAGTCGATGGACGCCGTGACGGCCCGGATCGCGGCGGCGACTGCGGAGCGCACGACGCGCGAGGCCCGCGCCTCGGCCATCCGCGCGCTCTGCGCGACCGCGAAGCAGGACGACCTCGCCGAGACGTTCATTACCGGCGGGATCTCCGTCGACGCGGTCAAGGCGACGCTCACGAACGTCACCGCGCAGTTGGCCGGCACGGAGATCGACAACAAGATTCCCGATCGCGATCAGGCGGTGACCATCGCGCAGGGCTGGAAGAAGGCCGCCGCGCAGGTCAAGTCCAAGTTCGGTAGGTAGAGCGCCCGTCAGTAGGAGGACAGGATGTCGACGAAGACCGAAGGCCAGCACACTGCCGAATTCCTGGTCAGCGAGGCGCCGGGCACGCTCAGCCGCGACGAAGGCACCGTCTACGTGCCGGCGAACACCACGCTGCAGGGCGGGACGGTGCTCGGCCAGCAGTCGCAGGGCGGGCGCTACGGCCAGTACGACGAGACGAATTCGGACGGCACGCAGGTCGCCGCCGCGATTCTCTACAACGAGATCGTGAACGACACCGACGCGGCCATCGACGCGGCCTGCACCGTGGTCAACCTGAACGCCGAAGTGCGCAGCGCGTCACTGGTGTTCGCGGACAGCGTGGACGAAGCCGGCGCGATCGCGGATCTGCTCACGCTCGGCATCAAGGCGCGGTAGGCGGTCGGACCGAGGCGGCTGGGGGTTTCAGTTCGGCAGCCTGTCACCGACAGGCAGGAGAAGATCAAAGATGGCGACGCTGGACGTCTTCAAGGCTGACGCATTTTCGATGATGGGCCTGCTTGCAGCCATCGAAAACGCCGACTACAACCCGCAGTACCTCGGGTCGCTCAACCTGTTCCAGGACGAGTACCCCGACACGCGCGTGGTCGGGATCGAATCCCGCGATGACGTCCTGGCGCTGATCCAGACGTCACCCGTCGGCGCGCCGTTGGCCGAGAAGGCCGAGGACAAGCGGAAGGTGCGGAACTTCAACACCTTCCGGATCGCCAAAGGCTCCACGATCATGGCGGAGGAGCTCCAGGGGATTCGCGCCTTCGGCTCGACGACCGAGATGGAGCAGATCCAGACCAAGGTCGCGCGCCGCCTCAACCGGATCGTGGCGGACGTCGAGCTGACCTGGGAGCACATGCGCCTCGGCGCCGTGCAGGGCATCCTGACCGACGCGGACAACACCACGCTGTACAACTTTTACAGCGAGTTCGGTGTCTCGCAGCCGGCGGTCGTCACCTTCGACTTCTCCGCGCTGACGGCCGGCCAGGTCCGGCCGAAGATCGAAAGCGAGATCACGCGGCCGATGATTCGCGCTGCGAAAGGCGCCTTCACGACCGGCGCGCGCATCATCGCGCTCGTCGGCGACGACTTCTGGGACGAGTTCATCAATCACGCCGAGGTGCGGGCGACGTATCTGAACTACACCGCCGCGGCCGCGCTGCGCGAGCCGACCGCATTCACGTCGTTCAACTTCGCTGGCGTGGAGTGGGTCAACTACCGCGGCACCGACGACGAATCGACGGTCGCGATCGGGGCCGACGAGGCCAAGTTCTTTCCGGCCAACGCGCCCGGGATCTTCCAGGTGGCGTGGGCGCCGGCGGAATTCATGGATACGGTCAACATGCCGGGGCGTCCGATGACGCCGCTGATGCTGACCGACCCGTCGGGTCGCAACGCGTGGGCGCGGGTCGAGGTCTACAGCTACCCGCTGTACATCTGCACGCGGCCGCTGACGCTGCGCCGCGCTGCGCTGTCGTAAAGGCCGGACGAGCGTGGCCGCGGATCTGCGGGTGCCGTTCTCGACGGCGCAGGGCGCCTTCGGGATCGCCGCCACGGTTCGACGGTCCGGGGAAGACCCGATTGAGACCACGGCCGTCTGGGTGCCGCCGATCCCGCAGGAGATGCCGCTGGGGGGCGAGCTCCACCGGCAAGAGCCGCTCCGGGTGATCGCGCTGCCGCTTGACGAGGTGCCGACGCTGCCACGCGGGACCTTAGTCGATGCAGCAGAGGCCGAGGGCCAGACGGTGCAGACCTGGAAGGTCGACGGCCCGGAGCGATTTGAGTTCGACTGCGTGCGGGTGGTGGTCGTCCCGGTGACGGAGAGCACGTAGCGTGGCGTCGCGGCGGCAGACCCTCCTCGAGCTGTTCAAGACCAGGCTCGACGCGATCGACGGGACGCCGGTGCTGTTGGGCGAGACGCCGGTCTTTGGGAAGGACGATCCGGATACGGCGATCGTCATCCTGCCCGGCGACGATGCGGTGAAGCAACAGGGGAAGGCGATCCTGCTCGTGTTGCCGATTGAGCTGCACCTGCTGGCGAAGGTCGACTCCGACGCGCCGTGGGTGGCCATCGAGGAGTTGCTGGCTGCTGTGAAGACCGCGATCGAACTGGACGACGACCTGCTCCGCGCGAACGATAAGAACGCGTTCCAGCGCGGTCCGACGCGCACGCTCCCGCGTGAACCGGGCAGCACGGCGATCGGGGCCGTCCTCACTTTTTTTTATACCTACAGTGAAACGTGGGGGACGCCGTGACCGTCTCGGTCGCCGTCCGCAACACTGGGCCGCAGATGTTCGCCCGGATCAAGGCGCGCGCACCGCAGGCGATCGCGCGAAGCCTCAACCGAGCGGCGGTCAGTGCGCGCGTTGTCATGGTCCGCGAGATCGCCAGGGACCTCAGCATCAAGCAAGGCGATGTCAAGATCCATCACCACGAAGCCAGCCCAGCCAAGCACGCGACGCGCTTGTCGGCCAGCCTGAAGCGGATCCCGCTCATCAAGTTCGGCGCGCGTGGTCCTGAACCGTCGCGCGGCCGCGGCACGGGTGTGACCGCGCGAACGCGCACACGTCGCTATCCGCACGCCTTCATCGCGACGATGAAGAGCGGGCACAAAGGCGTGTTCCAGCGTATGCGGACGTCGCGGCTGCCGATCCGGGAGTTGTTCGGGCCGTCGATCGGCCACGTCTTTCGCAAGTATCGCCCGCTCGGACTCGCGCGGGCCATTGAGTCGTTCAACAAAAACCTGCAGGCGGAGCTGAAGTTCGCCCTGCGAGGCTAGAGGAGCGTCATGGCACCGACCAATACCGCGCCGTTCGAAGTCATCTGCGCTCCGTTTCGCATCTACCGGGCGGCCGTCGGGACGACGTTTCCGTCCGTCAGCACGGCCGAGTCGTCGTTCCCGGCGGACTGGGAACTGATCGGCACGAGCGGCGATCTGAACTACGACCGCGGCCAGGGTGTCATGGTGTCGATGCCGCGGGAGATCACGTTCTGGCGGTCGGTCGGCGACGCTGGATCGCGCAAGGGCTTCCCGACGACCGAGGATCTGAAGGTCAAGGTTCGACTCGTTGACTTCTCGCTCGAAGGATTCAGGTCCGCGCTCAACGACAACGACATCACGGAGACGGCGGGCCAGAAGAAGATCGGCCTGTCGCGTGGATTCAGCCTGGCGACGCACGCGCTGCTCGTCCGCGGCATTTCCCCGTACGAGGATCAGGCCAACGCGCAGTTCGAGATCCCGCTGGCGGCCGTCTCGAGCAGCTCTGAAGTGAGCCTCTCGAAACCGGGCGAGCCGGCGGCGTTCGACCTGGAGTGGACGGCGCTTGTCGATCCGGACGCGACGGATGAAACGGAGCGGTTCGGTCGGCTCGTCGCTCAGGATTCGTCGGTCACGTAGCGAGGTCGGCATGGTGCCGACGGAGACCGATCTTGTCGCATGTGTCGCACGGCTCCGCGTTGAGGTGCGGCAACAGAAGAAAGCGATCCGAGAGCAGCAGGCCGAACTTCGGATGACGGCTGCCAGGCTCGCGGACCTTGAGCGCGAATGTCGCGCACGGGGGATCAAGCTCGTCGTCGTTCCAGCCCATCGACCGGGCGTAGAGGTAACTCATGGCCCAGCAGACCGCCCCCATTCTTGATCTTGGCACTCTCGCTCCACGTCCGATCATCCTGATCGACAAGAAGCGCTACGAGCTGCGCACCTCGAACGAGTTCACCTGGCTCGTGTACTCGAAGCTGCAGGGCAAGTACCAGCGCCTTGGGAACCTCCTGAAGGCCAGCCGGAAGTCG